CGGGGCCTGCCGCAAGACCTACCGCGACCCGCTGCTGGACCGGAACCGGTCGCTGCTCGTCCCGCTGAAGAACCTGGTCTGGAACTACCACGCGCCGAGCTTCGAAGACGCGCCCCGGCATACCGAAATCCTGACGCTCTACCCGTACGAGATCGAGGAGAACGAGCGCGCCGAAGTCTTCCTGCCGCTGCTCTACGGCCCGGGCGGAAGCGACGACGCGAAGCCCGAGGCAGCGCAGGCGGGCGACGAAGACGCGCCGCACACCTTCCTCGAGCAGCACCGCCGCTACGACCTCGACGGCGACGGCTACCCCGAGCCCTACGTCGTCACCGTGCACAAGCGGTCGTCGAAGGTCGTCCGAATCGTCGCGCGCTACGACGAGGAAAGCATCCAGACTGAAAAGGGCGCGGACGTCGACGAAGAGTCAGAAACCGGGGAACTGACCGACGAGCTGGGGCCGGACAAGGACGAGATCATCAAGATCGTCCCGGTCGACCACTACACGCTCATCCCGTTCTTGCCGAACCCCGACGGCGGGTCGTACCCGGTCGGCTTCGGCCACCTGCTGCGGCCGCTCAACGAAGCGATCAACACGTCCCTCAACCAGATGTTCGACGCCGGGACGCTGCAGAACGCGGGCGGCGGGTTCGTGTCCGACCAGCTTTCGATCCATTCCGGACCGGTCAACTTCCAGGTCGGCAAGTACGTCCGCGTCGGCTCGAAGGGCCAGGCGATCCGCGACGCGGTATTCCCGATACCGTTCCAGGGCGCGTCGCAGACGCTGTTCCAACTGCTCGGCCTGTTGCTGACCGCCGGCAAGGAGGTCGCCTCGGTCCAGGACGTGCTCGCGGGCGACGCGGCATTGGCGAACGCGCCGCCGACAACGGTCCTCGCGCTGATCGAGCAGGGGATGAAGGTTTACACCGCCATCCACAAGCGCGTGTACCGCGCGCTGAAGTCCGAGTTCGACAAGATTTACCGGCTCAACCGCTTGTACTTGAAGGAGAACCAGCGGTTCCGCGTCGGCGACGAATGGAGGGAGGTGACGCCCGACGACTATCGGTTGGGCGGCGGTGTGGAACCCATCGCCGACCCGACCATGATCACCGACATGCAGAAGCTCGGGCGTGCGCAAATCCTGATGGGTTTCAAGGAAGACGCGCTGATCAACCAGAAGGAAATCCGCACGCGGCTGTTCGACGCCGCGAACATGGACCGGATCGAGGACCTGTTCGCCCCGCCGCCGGACCCGCAGATGCAGCAGCAGGCTATGCAACTCATGCTCGAAGAGAAGCACGCGGAGCTGGGGCGACTGCGCGCGGCGGAGCTGAAGGACAACACGCAGGCCTACCTGAACATGGCGAACACGGCGGCGAAGGCGAACAGCCAGCAGATGGACTGGATCACGTCGCAGCTTCGGATCATGGAGCTGCACATCGAAGCGACGAACACGATGGTGCGGGCGGCCGACGTCGAGGCGAGGTCGCACGGCCACGTGAGAACCCGAGAGGCAACCGATGCAGCAAGACGAAACATCCAGGCCGTCCCCGAACCAAGTCCCGCGCCCGCCCCACGAATCCCTCCTGCTCCAGCTCTCGGACCAGGAGTTTCACCTCTGGCGCCATCAGGCGTTAACGGCGGCATATCTGCTCTACCTGGGGGACCAGGCGGAGGCCTTCCGGACGGCGGCGGCGGACCTCCTGGAGGCGGGCCACTTGCTGCCCCAGGCTGACACGATCCGGGGACGGCTCCTGACGCTTCGCGAATTGCAAAACCTTTCGCTTGATGCTATCCAGAACTTCTACAGGCAAGAAGACACAGCAGGAACCGATGACAAGCGCCCCGACTGACGAATGCTTTGCAGGTCAAAGTCAGCTTATAAGTTTAGATGACGCAAAAGAAGCGGTGTTGAAGGCGCAAGAGTTCGCTACTGAGGCGCTGCGCGAAGCGTTCAATAAAATTTGCAAGGACGCGAATATTCATCAGGGTGTCGGGCCAGCAATGGCCTATTTTGAGACGGCAGCGGGTGCCAACAGCAACGGGAAACGATTTGTATATGTTGCTTACACCATGACGGGTGTAAAGCCCCACGGCAATCCGATGGTTACCTGCAAGGATTTCACTGAAGTTTTACGCGTGAGCGTCGAGACGTTTCGCAAATCGCTCAAGCCAAATTGCACCTTGGTTTGGCGCGACAAGCCATCCGCAGATTTCAACGATGATGGAAGGTGGGGAACCTATTGGCGTTTCATCCAATTGGATAACGACGCGCAAGAAATATCCATCAAATGGTGGTTTTAGAACAATGCAGCCGCGACTGATCAAGGGCATTCAAGCTGAATACGTTCCGGCCAAGTGGTCGGGCAAAGACGAAAGCGGCGTCCGCGTCGTCGGCAAGACGGTCCTCGTCCTCATGGACGAGTGTTCGAGCAAGACCTCGGGCGGCGTTGATCTTCCGGACGATCTAGTCGAGCGCATGAGCATGGCGGCCGAAAGCGGCGTCCTCGTCGCGGTGTCGCAAGGCGCGTTCCTCCTCAACGAAGACATGACGCCCTGGATCGGCGAGAAGCCGACGCCGGGCGACCGCGTCTACATCGAGAAGTACGCCGGCAAGCTGGTCAAGGGCCGCGACGGCGCGAACTACCGAATCATGGACTACGGCAGCATCGGGGCGACCTACGAGGCCGAGCCCGAGCAAAAAACGGGGGATAAGTGATGGCTCAAGGCAGCGCGGTCTCCAGCAGCGTTCCGGACCAGAACGAACCCCCGCCCGCCGACGCCGAACTACCGCCGGACGAAGGCGCCGACGCTGCGGCCGACGCGGAGGCCGCGACCGAAGCGCGCGCGCGCGAGATGGGGTGGAAGCCGCTCGCCGAGTACCGCGGCCCCCCGGGCAAGTGGCAGCCGGCAGCCGACTTTATTTCGCGCGGCGAGAATATCCTCCCCATCGTCCGCGACCAGAACCGCCGGCTGACTGAGAAAGTCGGCAAACTCGAAAGCGAAATCGGCGGATTACGGCAGAGCGCCGAAGAATCACTTCAGGTCCTCAAAGAGCAGCGGGAGTTGGCCCGCAAGGCCGATCAACGGGGCTACGACCGCGCGATGGCGGAACTCAAGACGCAGCAGCGGCAGGCGGTCGAGGCGGGCGACACCACCCGCTACGACCTTCTCGTCGAGCAGGCCGAGGCGCTGGCCAGCTCGCGCCCAGCCGCTGCTCCGCCTGCAATCGCCGATCCGCCCAAGGCTCCGGCCGACGCCGCGCGCCCGGTCGTCTCGCCAGCGGTCCAATCGTTCGTGAATCAGAACCCGTGGTTCAACGTCGACCAGTTCCTGACGCGGAAGATGATCGACCTGCACATCGACGTTATCCAGGAGGGCGAAATCCTCGACGAGGGCGCGCAGCTCGCGGAGGCCAAGCGCCGCCTGGTCGAAGACTTCCCGGACCGGCTCGGCGCGCCGCCGGCTGCGCTGCCGCCTGCAGCTAGACCGCCCCGGCGCCGCGCGCCTTCCGTCGCGGCCCCGACGCTCGGGAACGAGCCGCCCGCGCCGCGCCCCGGGGCCGCGCTGACGTCCATCGCGCAGATCGCTGACCCGGCCGATCGCGCGCAGGCCCGCGAGGCCTTCAACCGCACGAAGCGCCAGCTCCCGGACTACACCGAGGCCGAGTACATGGCGCTTTACGACGACCCGCACGGCGACGTTCTCACGCTGCAGCAGCAGAAGCCGAGGAGATCAGCAGATGGCCGCTAAGCCGAAACCAGCCGAGCCGATGTACGATCCAGCGCCAACGAAGGCCGCAGTCGAACAGGCCATTGAGGTCTCCGAAGGCGTGACCGCGTCGGCCGAACTAGCGCCGAAATCGGCTCCGCAGGGCGAGGAAACGGTCGAGCAAGCCATCGCCCGCATCCGGGCGATCCGACAGCCGTTCGGCAACCTCACACAAAAACTTGCATTGCCGAAAAGGGCAGGCTATCATCGCCACTGGTTCAATGACGTCGCTGGCCGAATCGACGAGGCATTAACGTCGGGCTGGTCCCACATCATGAACCCGAGAGACGGCAAGCCGCTCAAGCGAGCCGTGGGCACGGGCCGAGACAACGGGGTCCTCAACGCCTACGCGATGGAGCTGCCGGAAATCTTCTGGCAAGAAGAGATGGACGCTAGGCACAAGCAGGCGTCCGAAAAGATCGACGCGATCAAGAAACAACCGTTCCGATCCGCGCCCGGTCAAGCGAAAGCATCAGACACGGACAAGTTCTACAGCCCGGCTGAGGGCACCACAGGTCCGCTCAGCATCACGAAGGGCTAATACCGACCGCTAAGGTCGAGGCACATCCAGGCAATCGAGGCAAAGCGTGAGGCGCTCCGCGTCTCCGCGCTTTCGTTTGCAACACCTGGAGGCCTTGCATCATGGCGAATCCGAACAATCCGATTGGCATCCGTCCGATCAACGACAACGGAACACCCTGGTCCGGCCAAGGCCGCATGGTGGCGTTCCCCACCAGCCAGAACCAAAACATCTTCCTCGGTGACCCCCTCGTGCCGCTCGGCGGCACCGACGCGTTCGGCGTCCCGTTCGTCGGCATCGCGACCGCTGGTGCCGGCCAAAACGTCCTCGGCGGCCTGATCAGCATCTGCAACGGTCCGTCGGGCTCCGGCTACACCATCACCCGCGACCTTCCGGTCTACCGACAGGCGACGATCCTCAACTACGGCATCGTCTGCGACGACCCGAACCAGCTCTACGTCGTGCAAGAGGATTCGGTCGGCGGCGCGATCACCGCGGCCATCGGCGGCTTCGCCAACGGCAACCTCGTGGCGGGCGCGGGCAGCACCGTCACCGGCTTCTCCGGCTGGCAGCTTCAAAGCTCATCGGTCACCGCCGCCGCGAACGCAACCTTCCAACTGCGCCTGCTCGGTCTGGTGCGCGGCCCCGGAAACTCGCTCGGCGTCAACGCCGATTGGGTCGTTCGCATCAACCTGCCGTCGCTCTGGTCTACCAGCGGCGTCTGATCCGGCACCGAATAGGAGAACACGAAAATGGCAGCGAACATCGGCGGCGTCATTACAACCGGAGCACATCCTAAAGCCCTCTGGCCCGGGATCAAGACTTGGTGGGGTCGGCAGTACGCCGAGCACATGCAGGAATATCCGGAGCTGTTCGACATCGAGACGTCGGACAAGGCCTACGAAGAGGACGTGGAAATCTCCGGCTTCGGCGTGCTTCGCGAGAAAGACCAGGGCCAGGCGATCAACTACGATTCTGAGGTCCAGGGCGCGGTCACCCGCTACACCCACGTCGCATACGCCGGCGGCTACATCGTCACCTTCGAAGAGCTGCGCGACAACCTATACGAGGTCGTCTCCAAGCGGCGCGCGGCCATGCTGGCCTTCGCGGGCCGGCAGACCGAGGAGATCGTCGGGGCGAACGTCTTCAACCAGGCGTTCAACGCGTCCTTCCCGATCGGTGACAACGCGGCGATGATCTCGGCCAGCCACCCGACGATCACCGGCAACCAGTCGAACCTGCTGAACACGTCGGCCGACCTGTCGGAGACGGCCATCGAGGATCTGGCGATCCAGATCATGCAGGCGACCGATTATCGCGGCAACAAGATCAGCCTCGTGCCGCAGTGCCTCGCGATCTCGCCGGTGCAGTGGTTCGACGCGAACCGGATCATCCACTCGATCCTGCAGAACGACACGTCGCAGAACGCGATCAACGTCATCAAGGCGACGGGGATGTTCCCGAAGGGGATCGTGACCAACCACTACTTCCTGTCGGCGACGGCGTGGTTCATCCGGACCAACGCGCCCTACGGCCTGCGCTTCATGTGGCGCGACAAGCCGATGTTCGACACCGACAACGAGTTCGACACCAAGAACGCCAAGGCCGCGCAGTACATGCGCTTCTCGTGCGGCTGCACGGACTGGCGCCAAATCTGGGGCGCCCCCGGCGTCTGAGCGAGAACGAACTAAGGAGATCGCGCTATGGCAATGACTCAGACGAAGTCCGTCACGGCTATCGGGCCGAGCGCCTGGATGCTGATCAACCTCAACAGCTTCAACTACGGCGTCGGGCTGATCGCTAACCTTTCGACGGGCGGCACCGCGACGTACAGCATCGAGGTGACGGGCCAAGACCCGAAGCTGCCCGGGTTCGGCACCATCGTTAACGGCATGGACAACATGGTGAACCTGAACACGTCGAAGAACGGCAGCCTCGCCTACCCGTGCACGGCGGTCCGCATCAACGTGGCGTCGATCGCCGTGGGGACGACCGTCTCGCTTTCCGTCGTTCAGGGCGTCGACTGAACTCGCTAACTGAATCCGTCGATCGAAGGAGATTAGAAAATGCCTCAAGGACTATCAGGCGACACCGGCGGTGGCATCACCTTGGGCGGCGACGACGTCGGCGAACTGCGATTGGTCGAGCTGCGCGTGATGAACACGCTCCTGACGAAGTATCTCGGATCGAACCAGGTCCTCGA